GAACGACTAGTTATACAGCACCAGCTACAGAGGGTTTTTGATTGATTGCGGCACTGTTTGTACAAGCGGATGGTTGTTATTCTGAGCTGGAAAATGTGGATGCGTGGCCGGAGCAATACGACGCCAGACGATACAGCGGAAACCTGCCAGTTGTGGCGCATCCGCCTTGCCAGTTGTGGGGCAATATGGCCGCAGTGAATTACGCTCGATGGGGTGGCGAACATAATAAGCCCGGCAATGATGGCGGTTGCTTTGCTTCTGCTCTTGAAAGCGTTAGGCAGTTTGGCGGTGTACTCGAACACCCTGCAAAAACGAGAGCATTTGCGGATCACGGATTGGCAGCACCTAAAGGCATGGGATGGCAGCGTACCTTTGATGGCGGATGGGTTTGTGAGGTTTGGCAAAGTGCCTACGGGCATCGAGCCAACAAAGCAACATGGCTGTATTACTTCGGCAAGAATGCGCCACATGAATTGATATGGGACAGGATAAAAGGAACGCACCAAGTAGGGTTTCAAGATCAGCGCGGCAAGGCTCGAAACAAACCGACACTGGGAAAAAAAGAGGCGAACGCTACGCCAATAGCGTTTAGAGATGAGCTGATAGCACTGGCTCGGAATAGTGGTGTATAACCCACGCATAAGGGGCGCGAAGCGTCCACCTTGATGCGGTTGTTATACGGCAACTAACTACAGGGGAAATAACGGTGAGACACAGTACAAAGTTTGAAGATATGTGCGCGATACAACGAAGCCTACATAATTTAACCAACATAGTTGACAATGACGATGATATTGCAACCTACAAGGATTCAATTAGCGCGGCCATTGATGAAATTGAAACGCTACGAAAAAAGCCAGATTCAATGCGTATTTTTGCATGGGCTATATTTGATGGCGAAGGCGGTTATGACTTGATGCTGTACGAAAACAACGAGAGTTACCGTGATGATTTTATAAAATCGAATGGTGAAAGGTACAAGGGCTGGGTGACTCCACTGTACTCGGCTGACGTATAACCTAGAGCTGAGGGGCGAGAGATGAACGAAGTGAATGAAGCGAGTCCAGCGAACAAAGTGAGCGATGTTGAGCGCGTTGTTATGTGCCTTGATGTTGAACATTGTGATTGTGGAGATGTTGGCTTCCATGTAGTGCCTGATGGCGATGGTGAGCCAATGCAGGAGCAGTGTAGATTCTGCTACACAACACCGTGGAGCGTGTTTAACGTGATGGCTATACAGTATGCCTATGCACACAGAAACGATAAGACAGAAACCGTTGTCGAGTCTGTGCCATTTTAGGCATATAACCAAGAATTAACCGGCGGGAACCGTCCGGTTGAATGAGTTGTTATGCGTAAACATTGGAGGATTTATGGATACTTTAACGTATAAGCTGCCAAGCGGAGAATCTGCGCTATTTGATAGCGAGGACTCTATTATTGTGACTGCACAGAAATGGTTTAAATCACCTCAAGGGTACGCGCTTGCAAGACCGCCAACGGGTAGCAGGAAAAGACAAACTATAACAATGCACGGGTACTTGATGGCTGTGCCGAAAGGAGTTTGTATTGACCATATTAACGGAAACAAACTAGACAACCGTAAGGATAATCTGCGCTATTGTAACCATTCAGAAAATAGCAAAAACGTTCGTAAGAAATCGCGTAATGTTGCACCAACATCAAAGCACAAAGGCGTATCGTGGAGCAATCGCGGCTACTGGCAGGTAGTTGTAAGGATAGACGGGAAGTTAAAATTCATTGGCAAGTTTGACAGCGAGTCAGACGCGGCTAAATCCGCTGAACCATACTTTAAAACGCAATTTCATTTAAATGGCGTTTCTAATTTACCCCAACGTGACGTATAACATCCGATATGGCTACAAAACCACCAGCAAGAAACAACACCGCGCCAAGGAAGGCGCAGCCATCAAATCTATGCGCGTTCTGCGCTCCCCCCCCCATAGATAAGAATCATTCTCATAAGCAAGATAACCGAGCATGCCGCGTTCTAAGGCGTTTTGAGCAGCCCCCCTATGGTAGCGAGGGTTAGCCCCTTAAAACGCCCCACAACGCGCCCTAGACGGGCAGGATTGCGCCTATATGCGCCTCCACTCCCCATAGGTCGCTCCCTGCGGGGCAAGGCGGTCTTCCCTCATTATAGGCAACCATAGGTCGCCATCCCCCATTCCCCCCCCAAGCCAAGCACAGAGCCGCACAGGAAACCGGACTGCGCTTAGCGTTGTGCGGATTTTGTTATTGCGTGGAGCAAATAAAAAAAATAGGGGGGGATTTGTTTTTGAGTTAAATTAGGTCTTGTCATGGTCAAGCGTGATGAGAAGGGCATTTCGTAGTAGGTCTGGATGTTAGGTAAAACTGGCATCCGCTTGACAGACCTACTACAAAGTGCCTTTTTTGTTGCCTAAAATTTGGTTCAAAGCCAGAGAGATCAGCAGGTAATCCACGCACCTGCACCAATTACCCATGACTCGTGCTGTATAGATGCGTCCTGCGTAAGCGGTCACCTACCAAGCAGCATTAAAGCGGCAGAAAGTAATCCCCGTACCGCAACTGAGTTCTAAAGGCATTACAGGGGGATGGACGGCTTACAGGCTGGAATGATGCTGACTCTGGGTAACTGTAGATATCCCAGAGGTGTTGTGCGATGGCTCGTTATGACGGGAATCGAATAACTCTTAGAACCTAATAGTCTTCACGGGCTATGGGGTTCTTTGTGTAAAGCTCAGGCTTTTACTCTGGGAATCTTTACTGCTTTAGTGATTGTTGTTGTGATTGGTTGCTGGTATAACGCATAAAAATTGAGGCAATCACCATGCACTTTGATCCGACAACGGTTTATCTGGTTGATCAAGTAACAACAGGCAGCGGAAAAATAAATTATTTTGTTCGCGGTAATGAACCATTGCTTGAGCATGGTGTATTTGCTTATGACGAATTGAAAGCATGTCTGGAAACGGTTATTGGAAACGGGTTTGATTTAACGGCAAGCAAGCTGATTGATTTCAGCGTGATCGAATCAACCGACAAGCAAGGAAAACATTTGCGGCATGAGTTTTCAGCGTATGGGCAAGACTTCGACACGCTTTATCCAGAACCCAACTGGCCGCCAGTCTTTAACAACCTTCCCGTGGCTAAACAATGGGGCGAGAAGGTCGCTGGCAACGCTGGATCGGTTATCTGGTATCCCATTGAAGGCTGTACTGATAATGCCAACTGTGCGCTTGTAGAGCCGTCACAATTCGACTTCGCTGGCGTTCCCGTTTTCATTCGGCAAATGCTGGAGAACGAGGAAGGCGCAGTGATTTATTTGCATTGCATCCACGGGAAGGACAGAACCGGCGCAGCAGTCATGGCGTACATGATGCAGTACCACGGCTGGACACTTGCGGAAGCGTTGGTGAATGGCAATCCTTTTCCCGAACCTGTCGAGCCAACCTATCAGGCATTGGTTACATGGTACGCAACATTGATTTGATAACGCCAATGTCGAGAGACATAGGCAGGGCAAGCCGCCAAGCCCTTATGAGTAATGCGCCCACGGCGTTAGAAATTGCGGCACAGTGGGATAATTTATGAAGCATCATCTTTGGATAACAGACAAGTTCAGTTCAGTAGATTTAACAGCGTTGAGAGACTTTCACACCATGCCAGAAGTAAAGCCAAGGAAAACCATGAGCCAGAAGAACGAAGAACGCGCAGAACTACACGATGCCGAAGACGCTTACATCAATGCCGGTGGCATCATTGAGTACCGAGACACCAGAGGAAATCCTGTAGAGCCGCAGAAACCAACAGGCGAGAAGCCAGAATGAAACAAGTATCGCCAGAAATAGTAATGATTGAAACGGAACGGCTTATTCCGTATGCCATGAACTCAAGGACTCACTATACAAAAGAAATCAATCCAGCATGAGCCATCGCATGATGATTTGGACAAAGAGTTATGAGATTATCAAGAGAATGTTCTCCTCCTTTCGATCTTGGTATTATGTGATGGACGTGGACAATAATGCTAAAATCGCAAATACAGCACGTTCCGCTGTCTCTAATTTTTGCCCTATTCCTAAAGCTGTTCCAAGAGAAGCTATCTTTACCGCTATGAGCCGCAGACAACTTTATGGATTTGGATTTTTTGGCGCATTCTATAGAGCAGTAAACCGGCTTTTTTATTCCATGCTTGCTTTTTCTCTCCGTTTCTTTCCCGCAAAGAAAACAGTTTGTCATAAAGATTCTAAAGTTTGGGTGTTTTTCTCCAGTTGTTTCTCTCCTAAGGTTGTCTCGACATTGAGCAGAGCAAAAAACTCTATTTTTTTGATGCGGCATAACCTCAGTGGATTTTTTGCAATACTCACAGGAAAATACATAGGGAGCCTTCCTTCTGCCCTTTCCATTGTGTCCGCTTACAAATCTTTTCCCTGTATTGGTTTCCTGTCCGCAACCGCATTCACACAAGGCTAATACCACAATGAAATCCTCTAATAAGCAAATAAATGATAGTGTGATAAAGTATATACCAACTATGGATTTAATCGCATATATAAATAATTCAAGGACTCACAGCCCTGAGCAAATTTCACAGATAGCCGCCAGCATCCGTGAGTTTGGATTTACCAATCCGGTTTTGACTGACGGCGACAATGGGATCATTGCCGGTCATGGACGCGTCATGGCTGCACAGAAATTGGAGCTTGAGTTTGTGCCGTGCATTGAATTGCCGTATCTCACAGAGGCGCAGAGAAAGGCATACATCATTGCCGACAATAAGCTGGCGCTTAACGCTGGATGGGATGACGATGTGCTAAAGGCTGAAATTGAGCAGCTGCGGGAGTTTGACTTCAACATTGATGTTGTAGGGTTCAATGCCGACGAGTTAAACCTGCTGTTCAACGGCTGGAATCCAGACATAGACGTTCGTGGTTCGCACGGCGAACACACCGATGGTATCGGCGCTTTGATAAAGGTGTCGGTAAGTCAGGAGGAAGCCGAGTTTGCAAGGGAGCAGATAACAAATGCCCTTGACGCCGCCGGTATTAGCTACGAGCTATGACCATGAAGCAGGTAAACCTACTGGTCGCTTACCCCTACATGACGGCAAGCACATTAGTGTCGCTACAAAAACACCACGCCGATGTAAGGCTGGTTGTTGACTCAGGCAAAACAAAAGCCGTCATGCTGGAAGCCTATACGCCTTGCATCGCATTAAGCTGGATAGGTGTTAATCCAGAAACCGAGTTCAAGGATTTTGTGTTGCTCGCATCGGCAAACGAGTGGCTGGTATTTCCTTGGGAATCAAAATCAAAAGCAGAGGCAGACCGTGATGCTTACCTATCCCGTCAATGAGATATTCCAAACCATACAGGGAGAAGCCGAGTACACCGGCACACCAGCAATCTTTATAAGACTGCAAGGTTGCCCCGTAGCCTGTCCGTGGTGCGATACCAAGCACACTTGGAACGTAGAGCCGCACCTTGAGATCGTTTCACACGAAATGATCGCCAAGCAAAGCGACACACCTTCCTTCTCCAACATGACAGCCCTAGAAATAATCGCGCTGATACAAGAGCAAGGAATGACAGCAGGGCATATCGTTATCACAGGAGGCGAACCATGCCTTTACGACCTGCGCCAACTCACAGCAGAGTTCATGGCAACAAATGGTATCAACTCGGTACAGATAGAAACCAGTGGAACGCATGAGATAGTCTGTAACGACTCAACATGGGTAACCGTAAGCCCAAAACTCGGCATGGCAATGCCCCTACTGAAAAGCGCAATCCAACGGGCAGACGAAATCAAAATGCCAATAGGCAAGCAAGCAGACATTGACGCACTGGTTGAACAGGTGTTGCCCCTGCTGAACGAGTACGCGCAGCCGGAAATATGGTTGCAGCCATTGAGCCAGAACGAGAAAGCAACTAGGTTATGCGTAGACCAAGCAACAGCACTAGGCTTTCGCGTATCAATTCAAACCCATAAGTTCTTGGGAGTTCGGTAATGACCAAACGAAAAGCACCGGAAGACAACAGACAAGGGCAAGGCGGCGGCAGACCGATGGTTGTCTTTGATGAAACGATGACCGCCAAGGTAGAAGGCTTTGCGGCAATGATGACCGTGGCACAAATGGCAGATTATTTTGGCATCGGTGAGACAACTATGTTTGAGGTTTTCAAACGCCAGCCAGAGGTTTCAGAAGCGTATAAACGGGGCAGAGCCTCAGTGATTGCGCTTGTAGCTCAAAACCTAATCACCAAAGCCAAGAACGGCGATACTGCCAGCCAGATTTTTTATCTGAAAACACAGGCAGGCTGGAAGGAAACGCAAGTGCTTGACCATACCAGCACAGACCGCAGCATGAGTCCCAGAGAAATGACGGACGAGGAGTTGAAAGCCGAGCGCGAAAAGTATGGCATCCCAGACCCAGAGTAATCGAGCTAGGTTTGAAGTCGAGCTGGAGACTTACATACGCAAAGCGCGTGAAGACTTCAGAACATACCGGCGCATGATCAACCCAAAAATGAAATCAGGATGGTTTCAAGATGAAGTCTGTTCCGAGTTGCAGACCTTCTATCTGGACTTTTCAACAGGAAATCGTCCGAAACTCGTAATAGAAGCCCCTCCACAGCATGGTAAGTCTGAAATCATTGTGGACTTTGTTAGCTGGATGGCAGGTAAAAACCCTGACTGGAAAACAATCTACACCTCGTTCTCAGATCGCCTTGGCATACGCGCCAACCTAAAGCTCCAGCGGATATACGATAGCGTGATTTACAAGCGCATCTTCCCAGAGACAACCATCAACGAGTCAAACGTGGTGACAATCTCAGGGCAGTTCCTTCGCAATCGCTCTGTGCTTGAGTATCAGGGCAGGGGTGGATACTTCCGCAACACCACGGTGGAAGGCAGCATCACGGGCGAGAGCTTGGACATTGGCATCATTGACGACCCGATCAAAGGCAGGAAAGAAGCCAACTCAATAACGAAGCGTGATGGTGCATGGGAATGGTTCACAGATGACTTCTTCACGCGGTTCTCAGAGGACGCTTGCTTGCTTTGCATACTGACCCGCTGGCATATCGACGACCCCATTGGCAGATTGATAGAACGCTATCCAGACACAAAGGTTTTGAAGTACCGCGCCATTGCCGAGTATGACGAGAAGCACAGAAAGACCGGCGAGCCATTATTCCCAGAGCATAAGTCGCTAGAGTTCCTGCTGGAAAGAAGGTCGCTGCTTGATACGACAAGCTGGTTATCGCTCTACCAGCAAAGCCCTATCGTGGAAGGTGGCGAGATCATCAAAGGCGTGTGGTTCAAGCGTTGGGAAGTCCTGCCGCAGATGAAACGCTACATCATCACAGGTGACACCGCACAGAAAGCAAAAGAAGCAAACGATTATTCGGTGTTCCAATTATGGGGCTTGGGCATTGACGGCTACGCTTATATGCTGGATCAAATCAGAGGCAAGTGGGAAGCTCCAGAGCTGAAGCGCAGAACAATAGACTTTTGGAACAGGCACGTTGATCTTAATGTTGCCAAGCTGATGATAGAAGACAAGTCTTCAGGAACGGGCTTGATACAGGAAATCAAAGAACACAAGCTGGCTTCTGGCAAAAGGATTCCCGTGTTCGGCATACCGCGTAACATTGACAAGTACAGTCGTGTGCAGGATGCTTTACCAAGTATCGAAGCTGGTCACGTTTTTATCCCTGCGGAAGCAGTCTGGGTAGGTGGCTTTGTGCAGGAAGCAGAATCATTCACCGCTGATGACTCGCATGAGCATGACGATCAAATTGATCCAATGTGCGATGCCATCAAAGAGCTGCTACAGACGAAAGCCAAACGAGGATTTTTCAGTGTATAACCCATTCAGAAAAAAAGACTTGCCCGTTAAAGAAGCGAAGCCAGTTGACGCTCGCGCTGCTGCTTTCTTCAGCACTCATGCAAACGATTCACTGAAAGCACCAAGTTTCAGATCATGGCTAGAAGGCAACGTGTCACGCCTTGTGCCAACGTCAGTCAGCCAAGGCACAGGCATGGACGGCATTGAGTACGATGGCATCAAAGCTGGCTATACGTTCGGCTACAACAACATGAGCGAGGCTGTGTTGTCTTGGTATGTCAGCCAGTCATTCATTGGCTATCAGTCATGCGCTCTTATCGCACAGCAATGGCTGATTGATAAGGCTTGCACCACAGCACCAAAGGATGCGGTGCGTAAAGGTTATGAGTTATCCGATCCAACCGGCGATCTGTCCATTGAGAAGCTGGAACACTTGAGAGAAATGGATCACCAATACGCCATCACAAAGAACCTTGTGCAGTTCGCAAAGATGAACCGAGTGTTCGGCATTCGCATTGCACTGTTCCAAATTGAAAGCACCGATCCTGATTACTACACAAAGCCATTCAACATTGATGGCGTAACGCCTAACAGCTACAAAGGCATCAGCCAGATTGATCCCATGTGGATTACTCCAGAGCTTGATGCAGACGCAGCAGGTAACACAGCCAGCCGGTTCTTTTACGAGCCGACCTATTGGCGCATCAATGGCATCCGTTATCACAGGACGCATCTGGTTGTGATCCGGTACAGCGAAGTGCCAGACATGCTCAAGCCGAGCTATATCTATGGCGGTCTGCCTCTCTCACAGCTCATTGCAGAGCGTTGCTATGCTGCCGAGCGTACCGCTAACGAAGCCCCGCTTCTGGCTCTCACGAAGCGCACAACCGTACTCAAGACAGACATGGAATCAGTAGTCGCAAACCAAGCAGCGTTTGAAGAAAAGCTCCTGCTGTGGATGCACTACAGGGACAACCAAGGCATAAAAGTTATCGGTGAAGGCGAGGAGTTGCAGCAGGTTGATACATCGCTGACAGACCTTGATGCCATCATCATGACGCAATACCAACTGGTCGCTGCCATATCCAACACGCCAGCAACGAAACTGCTTGGCACAAGTCCCAAAGGTTTTGGCGCAAGCGGTGAGTATGAAGAAGCCAACTACCATCAGTATCTTGAAACAATCCAGAGTGACGAGCTGACCCCATTGCTTGACAGGCATTACTTGATATTGAGCAAGAGCGAATTTGGCGAGGCGTTCCTTGTGGATATTGCATGGAAACCATTGGACAGCTTGACCGAAACAGAGCTTGCCACGATCAACTACAACAAAGCACAGTCTGATCAGATTCTACAAATGACCGGCGCAGTAGATGGAACAGACATTCGCAACCGCATTATGAATGACAAGAACTCTGGCTACATGACGATGGAGAACGAGGAGGAAAGTGAGCTGCCTGATCTTGTTGACCTGTCGCAGCCTGAGCCTGCTGCTGAACCTGCTGCTGGCAAACCAGCAACGCCTGATGTGGATGTGCAGAAACAGTCGCTCAATGGAGCGCAGGTATCCAGCATGATCCAGATTGTCGAGTCGGTTGTGGTCGGTGCTATACCTCGCAACTCCGGCAAGCAGATGCTCATCGCTGCATTCAACATCACGCCTGAAGAAGCTGAATCAATCCTTTCT